TTATTACTATGGTGCTGACTATAAGGATTTGATCATCGGTGCAGAACCTATTCCATTGCCATTTAATAAATCTAAGGAATTCCATTACTCATCATCTCCTGCACTACCGATAATTCTAATGAACTCTTCTTCCTCTTCGGGTGTCCACTCAATAATATCAGTAAAATCATCGTCAGCAAATGTGTCGAGACCTAGGTCGGTTGCATTACATATTAGCACGCTTCTCATGCCGTTGGCATCAGCCCACTGTTTGCCTTTGTTTAGTGCATCTTCTTTGGATTCTGCTGACACAATGACATAGTGTACATCTGCGGCTGTAGGGCCATACTCAATACTAACTTCCCAGTTTGTTGATTTTGTCATATTCTGCCTCGTATACTCGTTTCCGTAAATTGCTCGTTGAGAAACCATGATTCCTAGAATTAAAAATAACTTTATCTTTCATTCCGGTGATATCATGCCCTGTGTAGGGCTTACCTTGCCAATCAGATCCGATAAATCGTTTATCAAACTTGACTGAACAAAATAAATTATACAGGTCTTGCTCGGTTTCGTAAACCACAACCTCGTCAATGTATTTGCAAGCTCTTACCTGCAGATAGCGTTCATGTGTGCTTTGTACAGGGATATTCTTCTCTGCACGATCGATATTTGGGTTTGTTTGTAGGAATACAATAAGGTAATCACACTGACCCTTGCATTCTTCAAACATAAGGTAATGGCCTGCATGTGTTAAGTCAAAACTTCCAGCAGTAATTCCTATGATAGGACTAGTCATCGTCGTCATTCTCGTATGGGTCATTTGTCGGGAAAGTCTCTTCGTGATTACAATAAGGACAATGGTAACGACCATAGGTGTGAACCCGATCGTTACCATCATAATCAAATGTGTGATCCCAGTTTATGTTATCCGAAGGGTTTACCGCAAGCTGATTTGTTACAGTAAACTTCTCCGCTATATTCGGGTATGTAATTCATAAACTGGTTATACTATCACTCTGCTTGTTCTGCAGTAAACTTATTGCGGATATTTGCACCAAAATATTTGCCCTTTGATGCTGCTGCAACAAAACCATCAACAGTAGCTTGATCAACACACTTGTAGATGTATGCCTGACCACTTTTCAGTCGTACAGCCAAGTCGCCATCTGCGCGAGCATAGGACTCGATTAGGCTACTACCTGTCACTGGTGTGAATTTTACTGTTTTTTGAATCTGTACCAATTTCTTTGCGTTTGTCATAGTTTTCTCCGGTTGTTAAATTGTTTATTGCTTATGCAACTAACGCTATATTACGCTTAGTTGCCTGCAGAGTCAATGTTTGGTTTATTTGAAATCTTTATATTCAACAAATCTAAATACCCCCCTTTTATCTGGCATAATCACTGCCCCAGTTACATGGCCTCCTTTGCCGCCACCAGTATCAATGAATACAACCTTGCCGCCAACTTTATTTGTAACAGCATGTGGTTCTGTAATCATTATATCTGGATCTACTGGCGTCCTATCATGCCCTACAATAACTGTTTTGCCTGCTGGAATATCAGCAATCCAGTTATATAATCTAACTGGATATCCGTTTTCGTAGCGTTCGCCGTTTGTTTCGCCTACTAAGTATCTTGATCGTTCTGTCTTAGTCATATTAGGTAAGCCGGAGAACATTGCCTTATGAGCTGCCGCATGGACAAACACAAATTCATCAAATGTGTAAAACACACTAGAGAAATATTTGTCATCCATTATGGCCATATACATCTTAAAGAATTCTACTTCGCGATCTTCGCCCACATCTACTAATGTTTGTTTTGCATCGCCGGAAAAATGTACTTTAGCCCCCTTGGCATGCCTATAAAACTTATCGTCGTGATTGCCCATAACAAATGCGCCGCGGCCTTCTTGTACCACATTGTACATTAACTCGATTGTCTCGTAGGGTTTTCTGCCGCGATCAACTAAGTCGCCTAATGATAAAAAGAAGAAGTTTTCGCTTACAGCATAGTCGTAAGCACGCTTGATGGCATCGTAATCTCCGTGAACATCACCAAAGACTAATATTCCATCAAACCCACTTCTTACATATTCTGTTAAACTTGTATCGTACATCACAACTCCTTATATGTTATTATAACATATAAAAAGTATGCTTGCAATAGGCTATGTCCAGAGTCCGCGACGTATTTTCATTAATCGCACTAACATAGCATCGTCTTCTTTGTCCCATTTATCTCGTTGTTTATGTGATCTTTCAATGCCTTTCCTGTATACCTTATATTCCTTAGTAAGTCGGAATGAAGGGTTAAAAATGTCAAATAAGTCTGCTGATGGGTGACAAATCTCGACTGGAACCCGCGTAGGCCGCTCCTCTACCCACCATTTATATAATTTAAGTGTTTCCCTTGCGTGTTTTGCCTGCGCAGGCGACTGCTCGAACGGTGGCAAAGAAGGGTCATCTAATGTAGATGCCCACTCGAGATGTTTTATACCCAGCTCTGGCCGCCTAAACGGGTAAACCATTTCGTAAAACGGCATGTGCTCCTCACACCATGTTTTCTTAACATCGTCAGACCAATATTCTCGTCTGGCCTGCTGAACCTCGACAAAATCCTTAAGTGAATTAAAGTTTACGTGTAATAAACGATGATCTAGCTCGTAATACCCGGGTTCTAATCCAGTAGACACTACATGATATTTGTCAACTGTGCGGTATATAAGCCATAGTGATGTTTTCTCATACCACCATTTGACAGGATAGACAAATATTTTTTTAAAGTCGTGTTGAAGCCAGTGTCTGATTGGTGCTTTAAAACGAAACTCTCTATCAAACGAGTCCCAGCCGGCACTTGTTAATGCGCCGGGTGGATTAAATGCCATCCATTTTTTAAATCTACGAAGGATGTTTTTTGTATATTTTATCATGTGAGAAGCCGGTAAAAGCACATATTACTGCACTTAATACCGGCTTGTCAAGTTAAATATTAGTGATTTGGGTTTGCTTTGGATACAAAACTGTTTAACTTATCTGCTTCTGCAATGATTTCTTCTGTTGTCGGCGAGGTTTTGCCTGATGTAAGAACACCCTTAGCTATATGCTGATTTTCTAAAATCAACTGTGCGAGTTGTAATAGTTCGAGTCTAATCTCGTATGGTGTCTTGCTGGTCGGTTTCATTGTGTTTCCTTTTTGTTGTAATCTGTGTGTTATACGATAATTCCGGACTGCTTAGGTAACGCAATAGCTGATGTTGCTGATTCGTACTGATCTAAAATAGCCTTATTCGGTGTGGTCTGGATAACTGGCTTAGGGATTGTGATATCAGCATCCATATCGCCCATCATAATAAATGGTGCAAACTGAAATCCACGATCTGTACCCACCATGCACAACGGCTTGGATACAACATAGTGTGTATCGAGGTCTCGCACTACCGTAGCAATGAATTCTTCACCGCTGTTTATCTTAAATACGCCAATGTATGGCACTGTCTGTTGTTTTTGTAATAGCATTAAAAGTCATCCCATCCGTCGACTGCTTCGGACCTACTGTATTCCGTTACCTTTGTTTCGAAAAAGTTCTCACGCTTCTCTGTATTTAGATATTCGTAAGGATTCTTTGTAAAGCCTTTGTACACTACGCCCAAACCAAGCAACTTGGTTCTCTGGTTAGTTAAATATTTTACATAGCCCTCTGTACTCTGTGTAGAGATACCTAAGATTCTGTCCCCGTAAATCTCTTTGCCCCACTCAATCTCTTGTTCAGCGGCTTCCATAATATTCTCAATAAGAATATTCCTATCTTCCTCGTTGTCGAGGTCGAATACTTCACGAATGATGTTTAGAAACATGTTTACATGTGTTACTTCATCATTCTCAATATATTTAATCATCTTAGCAACGTTAGCTACCTTATTACGGGAAGCAAGTTGATAGAAAAACTGGAATCCATTATAAAAATAAATAGACTCTAGTGCAAAGTTGGCAGCAAGAGCTACCTTAAAGTTCTTTACAGACTTATCATCGACGAATTTTTGATATTGACCAGCAATAAACTTATTGCGCTTCAACAACATCGGGTTATCTCTCCAGAAATTGTATATTTCTTCACGCTCGGTGCTCGGAAATAACTCCAATAATAGGTATTGATACGACTGTGAATGAATAAGTTCCTGAAAAGCCTGTATAGTAAATAGCCCACTTACTTCCGGTGCTGTGATATAGTCAGCAATATTAGGTAAGTTGTTTACTTGCATACTGTCGAGTGCAATCAAAAAAGACACTGTATTCTTAAATGCAGCCATTTCATCTTTTGTTAGCTCTTTAATAGTAACTTTATCATCAACCAATGAAATCTTTTCAGGAATCCAGAAGTTGTTTACCATTATTTTATACAGTTTAGGTGCCCATTGGTACTTTACACTGTTTAGATTCATAATGCCTGTAGCACTGCCGTTTATAATAT